TACGTAACGGGGCTACCGTACCTGACCCTACCGTACCTAACCGTACCGTACCTAATAATAAAGAACCTAATACATATATGTCCTCTTTACCAGATGAAATATGTTCTTAAGTTCTTGTTTTATTGTTTTTTTATTTTACTGTTTTTTTATTTTTTGTGTTTCTGGATCCAAGCTTAGTTGCTAGTTACTTCTGGAAGTTCTTGTACTCGTCATGGTAAAATAAGCAAATGGTAATTTTATTTGTTAATGGTAGTTAAAAAAAAATTAAGGAGGTCTAACACTGTCATGCCGAGAAGGAAAAATGGGGCACTTTTACCTCAGGAACAAGTCTTCGTCTCCCAGTATGTGAAAACGTGGAATGGCACACAAAGTGCTCGTATGGCTGGTTATAAGAGCCCTGCTACCGCATCAACGCGATTGCTCAAGAGACCAGCTGTTCAGGAGGCAATTCACATAGCCGAGAAAGAGGTCGATGTACTGTTCGTCAGGGAAAGGAAGACGGCTGTGGACGCCCTCGTCGAGGTCTGCACTCAAACCGATGACCAGAAGGCCAAGGTGATGGCGGCCAAGGAGATACTCGCCCAGTCAGGACTGTCTCCCGAGACTAAACTCAGGGTCATTGATGATCGACAGATGGATCGTGACAGTATGGTCGAGCTGTTGGTATCAGCCTTTTCCAACGCGATAGGAGAGAACCGGGCACAGGCACTTGTGAGTGGTGCCTTGGCGAAAGAGAATGCCATCGATGTTACCGAAGAATTGACCTATGAAGATGAGGATCGCTAATTTGGCACCATAAACTACCCCCATACTTCGCCGATTTGCCCAGATTTTTGGACGTGACGGTATCAAACTTCTTTTACGAGTATAATTAATCGTCTTAGAAAAAGTATGCCTCTTAGGATTGATCTATTGAGGTCGGGTTAATATTGGATTAACTACAGGATGGGCTGATGATTGGGTTTTATTTCTGGAGCTGGAATTCTGTTTCCCGGAATTCGAGTTCGAATTCTATTTCCCGGAGTCACGGCTCCCGTTACACGTACGCCATAACGTAGATATTATAACATAACGTAGTATTAAATACTATGTTTCTTGTTATATTAATATAATATATATACCCAAGATCAAGTTCTTAAAAAATTAAGGAGGTCTAAAACATAAAAGATTTAAAATAAATAAATTATATTAATATATAAATAATATATATATAAATAAATAATATTAATATACTACCGGCTGTCTTGGCTTTTAAATATTTCAGGTACTGTTAGGTACTGCCATATCTACTGAGTAATTAATTAGCTCGGCGAAGTATAATGAACATGACGTCAACACATCTCTAATCTCAAACTTGAATTAATTAACACAAAAAAGCCAACATCCAACCAACAATTGAATCAATATATAATTACATAAATAACCTGTAATTTTTTCCGAAGGTTTTTCACTTTAAAAATTAAGTCCAGCTTAAAAAATATTAGAGAGTTTTATTGATCTAACACGTGAAACCAAGTATATATTTCCATCCCTGATTTTATTTAAGTAATGAGATAAAGTATTTTGGCCGATGCTTACACTCTGTATATATTTTACCCGCGTCGGCGAAGCATAATTAACATGCCGTCGCTTCACCTTGTGAAAGTGTTTGGACACTTCTGTGTACACAAAGAAAAAACCCGTGAAATAATCACGGGCATAAAAAAAGGCCGGGTATTAACCCGACCATTTTATGCATATGTTAATGAAGTGGCGAGATAAAACCCGCCACTTTTAGGAATTACAACTGTTTCATGAGCTCCTCAATTTGACGTAGCTTTTCAGCGTTCTGTTCATAATACGCTGAAAGCATGAGGTCCAGTCCTTCGTAGTCCTTGAGACCTCGCGCAGACGCCAGCTGTTTGGCCATTGCCCAATACTTTTCACGTATGAAAGGGCTTGGTCGCACGAATCCATCAGGGATTGAGTCCTTGTAGGATCGTTTCTTTGTTGACCCGTTTCCATTACCATTGTCACTGCCGGTTTTATCAGGCAAATTGACGTCATATGTTTTTGGCATAACACGATTCCTCCTTATTTTTTTGTCAAAGTTCACGTTACAATTGTCGGACATTAAAATTGACAACCATTATCACCGCACACAAAAAACAATTTAAACCATTTTCATGTATCACGTCCCTTCCGTGTAACCATATTTTTTTTACATTTATATTGTAACATATATATTGGTTGTGTCAATACATTTTACCAATGTATAACGTATACTTTTTGAATTGATTGGCATGTTATTTTTGTATTGAATGTGATCACGTAGATGTTATCCATGTTATTTTTGTATTATGTATCTTGTATGCACATTACATTATATGTACACGTTACAACTTCACATCGTGACAGCGTCGCGATGCAATACAATTACATGTTACTCTGGTAAAGCGCGGCCCTTTTATTTAATAATCAAGTCCAATGTATATTGGTTGATGTTGTCATTATGTAATGTTTCATTATTTTAATAATGCTTATTGGTCACGCTGTGGCGTGTAACAGGGTAACGCTGGAAAGCTTTAACACTGCGAAGGGGGAGGGGGGGCGCCACGGTTCTATGGGTACATCAAGATCCACCCCTCTCTCCGAATATTAACGGCTATGGCCAAATCGGGTGCATACCTATGGCCAAAGCGGGTGCACTGTGATATAATCAAAAAGGAATGGAGGTTGATAATGATGTCAACTAATAATGGTGTTTTTGGTAGATTTGAAAGTTCCACAAGGGAAGTTGTATTTGAGACAGACAGGACAAGGTTGGTGAGGGTGGAATACTCCAACGGACCATGCTATATTTTTGAGTATGCTGAAGGAAGAGATTGTATGAACCAGAAGAGGTGGTGTGGACTTGTTGATATAGATTCAAAACAGCATGCCATGTTGATGGAATTTTTCGATGCAGTGGGTGCCTATATTAAGGATACTGGAAACAATTGTAAGACTCTCAGGTCATCACGTTACGGAATGACTACAGAACTGATACAGGAAATGATAGATTTGGGATATATTAGTTTTAGTATAGATGATGAATAACCATATCTTTTAACGAGAGGATTGATACACTTGTTAGTAGACTTGAAGAAACTTCATGCGAGGGCGATACCCCCGATGTATGCTACGGATAACAGTAGCGGAGCTGATTTATATTCATGTGAGGAAGTTGTTATAGAGCCGGGTGAGGTGAAGTCAGTACCTACCGGATGGTCGATGTCCATACCGAAGGGGATGGAGGGACAGATAAGACCGAGGTCAGGGATTGCGTTGAGGGATTACTGTTTTGATATTCCTAATAGTCCGGGTACTATAGATTCTGATTACAGGGGAGAGGTTAAGGTTCTGGTAAAGAATATAGGGGAAAGTAATATACATATACCATATGGATCAAGGATAGCTCAGATTGTGTTTATGCCCGTAATGCGGGCTGATTTTTTTGAGAAAAAGGAACTGGATACCACAATACGCGGAGATGGTGGATTTGGAAGCACGGGAAGATAGAGACAAAGATTTAAAAAACAGGAGGAGGGAAATGATATGGAATCTATGACAGGTACATTTGTAATACTTGCGCCTTGGATTATTGTTGCATTAATGGTAGTAGTTCTTTTTAGAGGAGATAAAGATAATAAATGTAATTCTTCAGGGTTATCTAAGTTTGAGAATAGAGTTAATGAAATGGAAAAGAAAATAGAAACATGGCGTAAAATGACAGATGAAAGAATAATGGAGTTAGTTGAATGTAAAGATGATATTTATAAGCAGATAAAGGATGTAAATAACAAAAGAATTAAATTGAAGTTTGATACACAGAATAGCTTTAAGTATATGAACGAACATATAAGTGATTTAATAAAGGAAATTGATTCAATAGGAAAGGAACATGATAAATATAATGAGGAACTTTTTTCTCTCCAGATGGAATGTGTTAGAGCTTTAGCAAGAACAATAGATAATTGTAGTTCAGTGGATAAAGATAAAAATGACACCTCAGGATAAAAGGGAAGTGATAGAAAATGCCGGTAGACCCAAAGACGATATACAACAGGAACAGGTCAATAGAGAGAGCGAGAAAGAAGACAGGGTTATCATCAACAGAAATGGCGAAAATACTTGGCCTGAATAACTATAATGCATACAGGAGATATGAAACAGGTGAAAGGATACCAAGTATATTGAACCTTATCACAATGTCTCTGGTTTTTGGAGTTAGTATCGACGAGATTGTCGGTCTGAAACCTCCAAAGGACGAACAAAATGTCAAAGGCAATTGAGGACCTTCTTGCAAGTGTAATAAAAAATATGCCTGACGAACAGGCAAAGATGCTTGCCAAAGACCTTAAGGTTGCCAACCAGTGGGGTATAACTATGTTTAACCCACACCCGAAACAGGATAAGTTCCATAGGTCCAAGGCACATATACGACTGTTTCAGGGAGGTAACCGGTCAGGTAAATCAACATCAGGATGTAAAGAGACTGTGGCGTTCATGCTAGGGTATCGTCCATGGTTGTCAAAAAACGATCCAGACTACAAAACACCTATGAAAACTCCTGTAGTTGGAAGGATAATATGCGAGGACTTTGGTGTAACAGCTGCGCAGGTTATCATAAAAAAACTAAAGGAAGATATTCCTCCGGGAATGATAGCAAAAGGATACCCAAGGAAAAATTCCGATGGTATAGAAGTTGAATGGATGCTCACAAACGGTTCATATCTTCAGATACTTTCGAATAAACAGGATACCAAGATATTTGAAGGTGCTGACCTTGATTTTTGTTGGGCTGATGAGCCGCCAGACCGTGATAAATACATAGCGACACTAAGAGGAATGGTTGACAGGGGTGGATATATGTGGCTAACAATGACTCCACTTTCACAACCATGGATATATGACGAGATTGAGATAAAATCTGCAACTGATCCTGATGTTTTCTGTATCTATGTAGACATAAACGATAACGTTGGATATGGACTTTCAAAGAATAATGTCGATAGATTTGCTTCATCCCTACGTGAAGATGAAAAGGAAATGAGACTTCACGGTAAACATAGGAGATTGCTTGGACTCGTCTATAAAGAGTTCTCGCCTGAAAAACATATTATAGATCCATTCGAGATAAGCCCTAAGTGGCCAAAGTATGTATTAATAGACCCGCACCCAAGAACACCTCACATGGTTTCATGGTTCACAGTAGATCCGTATGACAGGATAATACAATATGATGAGCTTTTTGAGCATATGCTGATATCAGAGCTGTGCCGTGTGGTAAGGGCAAAGAATGGAAACAACCGCATAATATCCTACCATTGCGATCCTATCGCATTTCAGGAAAACCCGCTCGACAAGAGAAGATGGGCAGATGAATTTATAGAGCATGGTATACCTGTCCAACCAGCTCCAAAGCAGTTATCCTATGGAATTACCAAGGTTAAAGATTTTCTTGAGGGGAATGAGCTCATGGGTCCTCAGATGTATTTCTTCAGAACGCTCCAGCATACGCTCTGGGAAATACAAAGATATAGATGGGATGACTGGAAAGGATCTTCATCGGAAGAAAAGAATGAAAAGCAGAAGCCAGTAGACAAGGACGACCATGCCATGGAAAACCTGTACAGAGCAGTACTTGTAAAGCCAAACTACAGGGATATTTCTCATGATGACCAACCATTACAATATCCCAAAGCTGATGTGTTTTAAACAAGGTTGACATTTATTAAAAACCGAAGTATATTGTGAGCGTATATAGCTTATCAATCTACCTTACAACATCATTATTCTGCTGCTCTAACTACCTCCTCTTGATAATGGGAGCAACTTAATAATAATTTTTGAGCTGCTCCCAATATCGTATGCTAAGGATGATAACTATGGACTACATGAGAAAAGCCGTCGGTGCTAATGATGGTCAGAGTTTCAGGGACATAGTGCAAAAACAACAAGCGCAGGGTTTACTCGCTTCACTTATACAGACAGCAACAAATCCCAATCCGGATATGAAATCATTTAACTCAATAGGTAAGAAAAAAACAAAAAGTAACAAACCATCCAAAAAAGTAAAAGCCCGTGAAGAATGGAAAGAAAAAAGAAAAAAGACTAAAGAGCTTAGAAACAAGACTAAGCCTAAAAAAGGTAGTATAAAGACATGAGCTATAAAAACCAACTCCTCGAACACGGGTACTCAGAAGAATCCCTTAGTGAATATGATGTAAACGAAAAGTCTATAGATAATCGTATAGCTGAAATCGTAGAAGAGGATGCTACCTATGCAAAGACAAGACAAAGACAGCTTTCTCCGAAACGACAGGAAGCGTATAAATATTACCGTGGCGAATCTATGGGTAATGAGCGTGAGGGTAGGTCGAAGTTTGTATCACGTGACATGATGACAACCATAGAATGGAAGATGCCATCACTAATGAAATATTTCTGTCAGGGAGACCAGATTGTTACTGTATCACCAATCGGTCCTGATGATGACGAGAGGGCAGAGAAGACAGAGGCCCTCCTTAATTATGACTTCTTCATAGGGAATAAAGGCTTTATAAAATTATACAAGATAGTAAAAAAAGCAGAGGAACTAGGAACTGCTTATGTAAAAACAGGATGGGAAGAACGCTATATAGAAAGACCAATGGAATATGCAAAGCTTACGCAGGATCAGTTTGATGAGCTTGTCGATGATGAAAATGTTGAAATGATTTCCTACGAAGAACAGCAGATCGGCGTAATGCCAGGATTACCAGATGAAGACGAAGACAAGATACCAGTATTTACAGATGATGTTGAAAACCCCGAAGAACTTTCCCCGGAACCACTCAATGTATATAAAAACGTAAAAGTCAAAAGGACAATATGGACATACCGTGGGCCTACTATGAAGATTGTTCCTAACGAGAATCTTCTTATTGATCCAGAATGTCTTGATATTACAGAAGCTAATTACGTTATAGAGACATACTATCCCACACTTGGAGATTTGTATGATGATCAGGATGATGGCCTGTATAAGAATGTAGACCTTCTAAAGGCCACGCTTGAGAATACAGAAAATTCTGAAATACAGGCTGAAAAGAGCGCAAAATATGCTGAGGTAGACCTTTCCAATCCCATGCACGAGGTTAGTGAAAGTAGTCAGATTTCAAGAAAAATAGTGGAAGTAATGGAATACTGGGGAAATGTAGATATCCTTGGAAACGGAAGGGCTATCCCGTGGAAGGCTGTAGTCGCAAACGGCGTTACCCTTTTATCTGAACCTAATCCATATAATTTCAATACCCATCCATATGATGCCCTCAGGCCAAATATAGACCCTGACCAGCAGGAAGGTATAGGTTGTTATGACACGGTAGGCCCATTTCAGGAGGCAAAAACAAGCATAGTACGCCAGATGCTTGATAATATATCATTCCAGAATAACCAGATGTGGGAAGTTGACAGAAATGCAGGAGTTGACTATAAATCACTTCTTAATCCAAGGCCCGGTGGTGTAGTTAGAGTTGACAGGCTCGGTGGGGTTAGACCACTAACTCCTCCACCTCTTCAGGGTTACACAATGCAGGCCATGGAATTCCTTCAGTCTCTTCTTGAGGCCCTTACCGGACAGACTCGGTATAGTCAGGGAATGGACGCAGGAGACCTAAATAAAACCGCTACAGGAATTACCCAGATAATGCAGAGATCAGACCAGAGAAACTGGCTTGAGGCTAAACTAATGGCAGAAGATGGTCTGTTTAACATGTTTTCTAAATGGCAATCACTTAATTCACAGTATATGCCGGAAGAGTTTATATTCAGAATATACGAGACTGATTACAACATTAATCCAGACGATGTTGCAGGACATTTCGATATAAAAATAAACATAGGCGAGAGTCTTGCAGAAGTACAACAGGCAGTAAATCAGATGATGAGGCTAATCCAGATGGCTCCACAGTTGATGGAAGGACGGGCTATGACACCTGACGACTTTTATTACATGTACCGTGACCTTCTCAAAAAATGGGGATATAGGGACTTTGAAAAATATTCAACTAATCCTAAGTTTACTCAGACACTTGTTGAACAATCACAGAGAATGCAAGCTACTCTACAGGCTATTATGGATGCTGGGCTTGTAACACCTGAGCAGATACAACAGGCAGTGATGGCACAGCAACAGAAAGAACAACAGGGAGGACAAAATGGAGGACAGCCTGAACAGGGAACTGGAACAGGAACAGGAAGAGAGAGAACAGCGAATACTGGAGGAGTCCAGACAGCGAGCGTATAGGCATCAGGTTCTTTTCGGTGCTATAGATATGAGCGCTGTAGAAAAACTCGTCGATGAATATCTCGGCGGCAGATGGGCCGCTCTTCTTACGATAGAACCGGGAACAGAGGAATCTAACAGAGAGTTAGCTAAGGCACAGGGTGTTAATGATTTTTTCCTGTGGCTTGAGAATAGACAAAGAGACGTAAATACCTATTTGAACGAATAAGGAGGACACAAAAATGGCACAGGGCAATCGTGAAAAGACCCCTGAAGAGATCACCAAAGAAGCACTAAGTGAATTACCAGAGGCTTTTAGAGATATCGACCTTAATAAAGCAGACGGACTCAACGCTGGGTATGATCCATCGGATTACGAGTCTGAAGACGACCAGATTGTTGGAGAGGAAAACGAGGACTCTTCTGAAGAATCGACCGAGATAGATGGTGATGATAGCAAAGAAGCCACCGACGACAGCGGCAACGATGAAAAGAAAGAGATTTCTGACGAACCCGAAGACGATAAGGCAACGGACGATGACCAACGTGAAGAAGATGGAGATACCGAAGATGCTGAGGAACAGTCTGACGAGGATAAGGAAGATGTTGATGAAGGTGAGAACGAAGACGAGAATGCTAATGAAGAAGCCGAAGCATTACTGACCTTGAACTACAAGGGCAAGTCTGTAGATGTCCCAAATACAGAAGAAGGGAAGAAACAGCTTGCCAATCTTGCCCAGAAGGGTATGGATTATTCATTCAGGGCAGAGGCAATGAAACCTTGGGAAAAGGTCATACAACACCTATATAACAATCCTGAAATTCGTTCTCAGGTCGAAGCCCACATGAGGGGAGAAGATGTTGTAATAGTTCCCTCAAGGGAAGAGACCGAATATAAAGACTACGTCCCATCTGAACAGAAAGATGACGAAACAGATGCAGAATATAGCCAGAGGATGATCAGAGAAAGCAACGAATTTTACGCTACAAAAAACCGTATCGAAGCCGAAAAAGCCGCAAAGATGCAGAAGATACAGCAAGCATGTGCGAATGATCCTTTATACCAGAGTACGGCATCTTTGATCAACCAGCAGGTTCAGGCAGGGACAATAAATGGTAAGTTTAAAGACGTTGTTGACCAGAATCCTGAAGCATTTGCATATGTATATGATATAAACAGGAAGCTGGCTTTCTTTAATGAACTTGCTAACAGGTTACAGGCACAGGGAAAACTTGAAGAAGTTATGTCAGTTATGAAAGAAAACCCTGAAGAGTTTGAAATGTCTCCCAAGAATAACGTTAAGGATATCAATAAAGCTAAAACTACACCTACTACAAAACATGGGAAACCAAACGCCAAGAGACCTGAAAGCAAGCCACCGAGTACACCCAAAAGCCAGAAAAGGTCGGCAGGTCCAAAAACAAAAGGGAAGATTGACTGGAACGACAAGGATTCAATTAAGGGTCTATCCTCAGAAGAGATACTTAAAATAGCTGACCGGATAGATTACTAAAAAAGAAAAGGAGTGGTTAAGGTGCTTATCACAGGAACTAACAATATGCCTGAAGGCGTTAAAGAATTTTACGATAAACTACACCTTGCTATTGCAATGCCGAAGCTACTCTTCTCATTGTGGGCACAGAAGCGCCCATTAAAGAGTCAGTCAGGCGAAACAATTAAGTTCAGAAGGTATGGCAAACTGCCGAAAAACAAGACCCCAATTAGCGAAGGCGTGACACCAGTAGGGAAACGCCTTAGCGCTACTGATCTTACAGCAAGTGTCGATCAGTATGGTGACTGGATTGCCCTAAGCGACAGGGTTATTCTCACACAGCCTGATCCGCAGATAAAGGATGCCGTTGAGATATTAAGTATACAGGAATCCGAAACTATGGATGAGCTTATGCGTGATGTTCTTCTCTCCGGAAATTCTGTGTACTATGCAAATGCTGTATCAGGAAGAAGTTCCGTTGCTTTAGGAGTTTCAGCTGACGATCTATCTAATATAGAAAGACTTCTGGATAGGTCCAATGCAATGAAGATAACCAAGATGATAAATGCCTCAACTGGTTATGGTACAGCGGCAGTAGATGACTGTTTCATAATTCTTACCCATACAGATTGTAAAAAAGACTATCGTGGTCTTAATGATTTTGTAGAGGTTAAGGATTACGCAAGCACATCTAAACTGCTTCCGGGCGAGTTTGGAAGTATCGGATCATTCAGATGCTGTGCAACTTCAGAGGCTAAGATTTATTACGGTGGCGGTTCCGTAGGATCATCCAACTACCAGAACGACGGATCAAACTTCGATGTTTACGTCGATGTGATAATAGCTCAGGAGTCATATGGTGATATCCCACTTAATGGAGCGAGCTCAGGAGTTATTATAAAAGCTCACAACAAGGGCGATACATCGGATACTTCCGATCCGCTTAACCAGAGAAATACAGCGGGTAAACTTTTTCAGGTTTCTGCTATTGCAGCCTGAACCTGCTCGCCTTAAACCTCTTCTTATTAATTGGGAAACCCCTAACGTAGAGACGAGGGCAACCCACAACAAGGTCACTTGGTAATATACCAATACCGGTTGCAACGACTGAGTGAAGAGGCCATGCAAGGCATGGAAGCGACAGTCTGAACTGCATGGAAACATGCAGAGCGAGATCCGAAGAGTTCTCGCCGCTTAGAAGCAAGAATCCTAAGTCAGTAGGAGTTTAGCCCAACTCTGAAAGTAACAGAATGTGGAAAAATATGTGGGCTGGCAGAATTCTTAACGATGATTGGCTCTATCGTTATGAACATGCCTCTAAATTATAAGGAGGTGTATTTGACATGCTACCAATCTCTAATGAAGTAATGAGGCAAATCCTGATGGATGCTTCCCGTGGAGACCTTGCACTTAACGTTAGCCCCGGAAACACAACACCTTCACCTACATCTTCAGCTTGGGATGTTACATATACAGTAAAGCTTGTAAATGGTGGTGGAGAACAACAGCATTGGTACACAGGTCCTATTCCTGTTGCAGTTTCAGATAACTCAACTGCCGGAACATCATCTTTATCAAGGGTATCCGAACCTGATGATTACGATGACAACCGTGTATACAACAGGGGTGAACTTGTAACATATGCTGGTTCTGTCTATTCGGCTGACAAGACAACCTGTGGTAATCTTCCTACAGATAGTAATTTCTGGAGTGTGGAAAGTTCAATCTCAACAGTTTGGCTTGAAGATGGAATTGGATATATGAAAGTAAACGGAGATGCAGCTGATTGGCTCAATACAGAGGTTGTAACAACTACATTTGGAGCAAGTGCAGCTGGAACCGAGCTTTTCGGTGCAGGACTTACACAGGTTACAAGGACGATAACATTTACTTCTTAGTAACTTACAGGACTTAAATGACGAGCAATGAGGGGTTCGGTTTACCCCGGACCCCCAACTCTAAACAGGAGGAAAAAAGATGAGTATACCAGTAGCTGGATACAAGAACCCGGAAGAGGCTTTCATAGAACCAGAAGGAAGATATTTAATTTCGGTACAGTCTGCAGAAGACCCGATACATGTAAAGAACTGGTCAGTAAACATCAATACTGAACATTATGAAGGAAGATGTAATGCACAGGTTGAGGTCCCTGGAAAAGTTATATTGACCCTGTATCAGGCGGCAGTTGAAAAAGAAGAACATGAGGTAATGGATAACGGGCTTTTAAGGCCAACAGGAAACATGTATCTTGAAAGCAGATGGGCAATAAAGATTCATAAGCAGACCAAATCGCTCAGAGGTAATCCAAACGATAACATGAGCGGTGACTTACCAGTTGGAGGAATAGTTCTTAAGGGCAAATATGATGATATGAGCCTTGAGGAACTACGCAAGGTAGCAAGGGAAAAACTAAAGCTCGATCCTGAATGCGGATTAAATTCACAGATGATAAATTACGCAACCAAGAAAGGGCTTAGAGCATTACTCGTGGCATTGGGGGTGTGATAATTGAAGACCACAGGGGAAATCTTGAACGAAATAAGGATTGAACTCGAAGAAGGTACGGATATTCCAGAGGATGAAAAAGAATGGCCGGATACAATGCTTCTTGTATTCCTTAATGATGGATATCGGTATGTTAGAAAGATAATAAAAGAGTCAAATCCGGACATGATTTCCCACTACGAGGAACTGTTTTTCGCTGCCAATGACACGGACAAGCAAGACCTTGAATATGAAATGCTTGAGATACCTGAAAAATCAGTATACAACGTGACCGAAGGAAAGTATCTGTATCCGGGGGAACTAAAGGATTTCTTTTCAATGACAACAAAAAGAATTACTCACTTTACAACAATAGGAACAAAGACACTTGTTGTAAATTGTGTTCCAGATACAGATACCGAAATAAAAGTAAGGTACATTAAAAGTGCTCCAACACTTGTATATGATGAAAATACAGATACTCAAATAGATATAATAGATGAAGTTATACCATACGTAAAGGAATATACACTTGTAAGGGCATGGAACAAGACCGAAGCCAAAGCTGACCTTGAAGCGAACTTTATGCAGAAGTCGGGCTTTGAATTAAGGAAAATGCTCGAGGATAGAATACCTTTAATCATGGGAGGTAGTGGTCCTTGGGTTGTGTAGGTGATGTATATTGCCATATAGAGGTAGTCCCAGAAGAGACAATAAGACAATGTTCGACACTCCAGTTAATGTCGGTGTCGCAGGGATCAATTTATCGAAGCCCTCCCATCAGATAGATAATTCAGAGCTTTCTGAGGCTATAAACTGGTGGTTAAATACGTATGGAGAATTAGAGGTGCGTCCGGGACTTGTAAAAGTACTCGATAACGCACCTCTTTCTGCACCTGTAAGAGCATTGTTTTACTACCAGAATAACAGCACGTTGATAATAATAATCGGTGCAAAAGTTTACGAGTCAGTTATAGATGGAACATCGGCAACATATATTGGCGATCTCAATGGAACTTCAGATTATGTTAATGCTGTTAACTATAAAGACAAAATATATATCGCATCTGGGTCAGGGATTCAGGTTTATGATGGTACTTCACTAAGTACGCTGACTGCATCTACGTATTCTGTGCCAGCTCCATCAAGTGTTCAATGTGTTTCAATAAAGGACAACCGTCTATGGGCTACAGAATACCTTGGTAGCGACGTATACCATAGCGGGGCAGGTGATCCAACAGATTGGGGAAGGTCTGGAACTGCACCTGAAGGTGAAGGATTAACCTTAAACGGTGGGTCATTTTCAGTACGGAGCGGTGATGGCGATCATATAGTAGGAATTACTCCATATCTTAACAACCTTATCGTTTTCAAGGGAGTGTCAACAAACACTATCCATGAGATTCAGGGAGCCACTGCAGAGACATATGCTCCATATCAGAAGTCTTTAGGCCTATCAGCTATAACACCTAACGCATACGGTGTGCTTGATAATGAAATATTCTTCTGTGGTAACGGTGGAGTGTATAACTTTACACTTATAGATCAGGTAGGGAACATGAAGGCAATTCCGTTATCACTAAAGATAAATAGATACTACAATCTATTTACACCTATATATGCACACTATAGTGCGACACTTGGTTACATGTTTGTGATAATGAACAACGGTTCTATTCTTGCGTACCATTTGGGAACAAAGGGATGGTACAGACTTGAATCATATAGCTTTAAACCAACATGTATTATTGAAGCAGAGGATCAGATATTTGTCGGTGGTGATGATGGAAATATACGCAAGCTTGACTTTAATGCACTTTGCGATGATGGAGAAACATTTCAGCATCAATTATCTACAAGAACGTTTCTTTCATCAAAATCACGAAAGTTCTGGATTGATAAAGTGTTTTTCTATATATATTACCTAGATGATGGGACTGTAAATTTTCAGGCAAATGACTACTTTAACCAGAAACTTTTAAGAAATGGTATTAATGATAATACAGCTAATATTTTAAAAAGCTTTGATGGTGATATCGGATTTGATGAAGGAGAAGATCCATCGTTAAACGATAAATATCAGGGTACATATTCATCTGTTACTACATACAACCATAATGATATTGTAATTGACGGAGGAGTCTATTTCGTTTCATTACAGGATGACAATACCGGAAATGCCACAAGCGATAAATCATTTTGGGCTGAAGTGGATGGATCAGGTGATGTGTATGGGTTTGATGAAGGATACATGTCAAAGATAATCCCGTTCAAACTAAAAAGGACATGTTCCAATTTAACAATTAAGGTAACAGGATTTAACAGGGTAAAACTAATGCATATGGTTATAAGAGGAAATAGTATGTTCAAGACTGAAAGAGTGGAGGAAGAATAATATGGCAGATAAATATGCACTTCAGAGTCCGTTTACATATAAACAGAAGCCTATACCTTCTGAGGATATGAATACAAAATTCCGTTATGTTATAACAGCAATAAACGACTCTCTTGCGAACTATTCAGGAGCAACTGCTCCATCATTACCTCAGACAGGAATGCTTTGGAACGATACTGGAAGTACGCCATCAGTTTTAAAAAAATATGATGGCTCTCAGTGGAATGACATAAGATTGCCAGCAGCAGAAATACTTGCAAGATTAATAACTGTCGACGGCTCAGGTTCCGGGTTGGACGCAGATTTTCTGGATGGACAACATGCTGAAGACTTTGTGCTAATACCAACAACCAGTATCTTTCCTGTAAGATCAGTGGTTCTTTGTAGATATGGACCATCAACAGTATTGTCGGATGGTAGCACTACCTCTGGCTCCAATATAAATCCTATTCTTGCGTATACTGACAGCGGTGGTGGTGGTGCTTTATGGAATAGTGGTAAAACCCAGACTGGTACATGGAAAAACATAAGTGGTATTCGTTTATCATATACTATTAAGCCAAATGTTGGATACTTTGTCCGTATAGCATAAGGAGGTAACTTAATGAACTTTTTAAGAATAAAAAATCCAGTTTATATCGATTCACAGCATAAAAGAGTAGATTTAACTATAGAAACGGATGAAGGTGTTTTGCCTTTTACCTATGACCCTGATGACACAGAAAGAGCAGCACTCTGGATAAAAGAAAATCTTGACCTTACGCAGGTTTCTCCATATGTAGAACCTGTATATCCTATTGAGGTATTAAAAGAAAAGAAGAAAAACGAAATAGCCAACGCACGTTACGAAGAAGAAGTGTCCGGCTATGTCTTCAAAGGTCAGACCTTTCACTCCGACAGGCAATCACAGGATAGAGTATTTCAAGCGTACATGGCGAGTTTGAACGACTCCACTTTTGTTCAGACATGGAAAACAAAAACAGGCTGGATTGACATGACTGCACAGGATTTTATAACTCTTTACAACGAGTTTCAGACGTTTTTGCAGGGGTTATATCTAAAAGAAAAGGGCCTTCAGGATCAGATAGATTTAGCTACAACTCCAGAGGAACTTAATCAGATATCATGGTAGTTTTGTATTTACCTTTACTCTGGATACTGCACGAAGGTGGTCATTGGCTGGCATGTTACGTGATATGCAGAAAAAGTCTTAAGTTTACATGGCACTTTGAGTATGAGTTTATTCCGGTGGGATTATGGTATATGCCTCACGGACTTACTAAAAAACAAAAGGGAATTATATGGTTCTCTGGTTTTGGACTTGAGTTCCTTGCTATACCTTTTTTACCGTGGATGTACGGTCTTTGTGCCATGATACATTTTGTTACGTATTTTATAAGGACTGACAATGCAGAAGCAAGATTCTGGAAGAATATTTTAAATATAAAGGGGTGGTTTAATTGGTACGAAAAAAATACGAGTTGTTAAAAGATATCAATGGTGACACAATACCGCAGTATTATGATTCAGCTCTTGGTAAATTTGTAGCTATTGATGGAGCAGAAGCGTATCATATGATTTATTGGTTTCAGGGTCAGAAGTATGGAAGGTTATTTTAAATACAAAGGGGTAATTTAAATGACGTATAAGACATATGCGTTATTGAAGGACATTAATGGAGACATCATACCGCAGTATTATGATTCAGCTCTTGGTAAATTTGTAGCTATTGATGGAGCAGATGGGAATATGGGTATAAAGGTTGATAATACCAACCCAATTGGTGTAGAAGTTTCCAACACTTCACCAATAGACGTCAACACTTCCGTTACCATTGCCCCAGATACATTCGGAGCCGCTCCAGTAGTCGGACAGCACACGGTGACATCGGTGGCATCAGAGGTGTTTGCAGACGGCTCGGCAAAGGCGAACCGCA